GGTCGAGGATATTCAGGATATTTGTAAAATTATCTGTGATAAAGTGCGTCGCTATGGGGGGCAACGTTGTTTAGTATCTGTGGCTGAACCCAAAAAGGTGGGAGACTGCACGTACAAAACAGGCGTCCATCTCAACTGGCCAGGGTTTGTGGTCAACCAAGAATCTGCGTTAGCTTTACGAGAACACATTCTCGTCGTGTTGTACACCGCAAAATCGGGTGTGGATTGGAATGAAGTCATAGATTGCGCAGTTTTTGGGGACATGGAACGAGGGTCCAAAGGCAGTGGGTTCAGGTTGCCGTGGTCCCATAAAAAAGCAAAGTGTCCCGAGTGTGGTGGGAAAGGGTGTACCACGTGTGATAACTCTGGGAAAGTCACGCAAGGTGTCTATCTTCCAGTGTTCATCTATGATGAAAATAAAAAGATGACCGCCATCGACCCAACACCAACGAGGGAACTTTTAGATATGGCGACAGTGCGCACGGATACGCTCACAGTGGTGAAAGTGGAACCACCGGCGAAATCCATCAAAGAGGGGTGTTTTACAAAAATTCAAACTAAAAATGAAGTTGATGATATCGAATTACAAGCCCATCTCGAAATGTTTATTCAAAAAAATATGGAAGGTCAGGGAGGTGCCAAGGTGACTAAGATTTTCAAACACAAAAATACGTTTCTCGTGTCGACGACATCACGCTACTGTGAAAACTTAGGGAGGGAGCATGGGTCCAACCATGTATGGTTTTACATTGGAGGAAATATTATTTCACAAAAATGTTTTTGTCGTTGTGAAACAATACGTGAAAGGAGACATGGATTTTGTCGTGACTTTATCGGGAAGAGGTACATCCTCACGCCACACATCATGAAACTACTGTGTCCCGACGGTGTCGTCCTCTGTCGTCCAGTGACGCCTAAACCACTCGCGTCAGAAGAGGTCGTGGCCACTGGTGAATTTGAAACTTTTATACAAAGATATTTCCCCGGACACAGTGAAACAAAAGTGATTAAAATTCAAAAAAATAAAATTTTTACAAATTCCAACTATTGTGAAGATGTTGGAAAATCCCACGGACAAATGTGTTTCACCGTGGATAAAAAGGGACTGATGACTTTGGGGTGTCCATGTAAAAACAAAAAATCATTCAAGGTGCTTCCATCAATGTTTAAAAAAATCACAAATTAATGTATATGGCGCTTGTTTTATTCGGTGTCGTCGGGTACATGGCATACATATTAATGGGTGCCCCCGCGGACATGCAGGAAGAGGAACACCTCAAAGAGGAAGCGCTCAAGTACTCGGGTATCAACCCAGATGAGTTCAAGGCGTTTGCACTTGACATGAAAAAGGCGGAGGATGTACTTCACACAAAACCAAGGGAATCTGCGAAACATCTGTACACGGCTCTGGACCATTTTGAAAGCCTTGGAACGCACAACAACTATGGCGTTCAGGAAGAGATTCACGAACTCGCTGTTAACATAGGAATAGCTACTGAAAAAAGAATTTTAGACAGTGCTTTGAAATTAGGTATTAATTGGACACCAAGATACTTAAACAATACACTCATTTAGTATACAAATGACGACCAGATACGGACGTGCGATTAAGAAGCCCAAAGAGGTTTATGTTCCAGAGCACGTAGAACTTGAAGACGACTATAGCGAAGATGAATACGACAGCGACTATTCCGCGAGCAGCGACATTCTCACAGAGGATGAGGGGTGTTCAGACGATGATGATGAGGAGGAAGATTTCGGCGAAGACGACGAAGATGAAGGGAGTTTGAAAGACTTTGTCGTCTCCGATTCTGATTCGGAAAGTGAGAGTGAAAGTGCTTAAAAAAATTAAGCGTTTTTAATAATAATGGAAACTGATATCGGTACACCTATTCAATATAATCCAGACCTTAATAATGTAGACAAAGGTAGACATGAAGAAAATGACGAGTACTACGACCCCCCTCCGCCACCACAACACATGATGTACCATCACATGATGCCACCACCACCACCACCAATGGACAACACAAAGTTAGACTTTTCCAACTTGGACAAGAATACGTACATCGTGATGTTTATCGCATTTATAGTTGGGTTTTTCATGGGAAAAACTATGCAACCCGTCATTCTTAGAGCGATGTAAGTTCATCTTCAGATTTCTGATATCCAACAAACCCTCCGATACTACCACTCTTAGGTTCTGTGAAATACGCGCGCGACACGACTACGGGGTCTTTGAGATTTGCCCTGAGCAACTCCGAGGCTGTGGCGTGCCCTTCTTGTTTCGCTTTCCTATCTAAGAGAGGCTGGTACACAAAAATGAAATACGCGACGATGGCAATTGTGACTATATTTAAGATGATACTTATCATTTGTAATTACATTATATAATTTTTACGCTTCTTCTTCTTCCTTCTTTTCACGAGCCTCCTGTCTTTCCTTGATTTCCTTGGCGATGATTTCATCCGCCTCCTTAATCAAATCTTCCATCGGTGCGTCGGGCTTTTCCTTTTGCAACTCGGCGAGAACCTCGGCAGGGTGGCGAACGGGCGCTTCGTCGGGCTTGTTGTAAAACTTACTATTTTCATCGCCCGGGGTGAAGTGGTTCGTTCCTTCCAACATACCACGCTTCCGTTCTTCGAACATCTTCGCAGCTTGGGCTTGTGATTCTCGGTATCCAGTCATGATTTCTTCGAGACGTTCGTTTTGGTAGTGAACATCTTCAATCTTGCTGTCATCCGGCGGAATCATAATCCACTTGTACATGTCCACGACGTAAATGTTGAAGGCTGGGTCATCCCTTTGAAGCCTCTTGGCGTGTGCGGCGGCTTCATCCTTACTCGCAAAGCACCCACGGATTTTGATACCAAACTTGTCGCTCTTCTGCGGCGCTTCCGGGCCAATGATGGACAAGCACGCGTAGAGCTGACCCGGGACGGTGAGGTAATCTTGTTCGAGGAGAGACATCTTATTACTAAATAATATACCATTAACTTTAAACCATTAAAACAAATCTCTAATATTTTCTGGAATCACATTTACCAACCGAGCTAAATTTCTTTCATAGACGGTACGAGACAATCCACTATTTCGGACAATCATGAGAGCGAGTCTTTCTTTCAATAATGTTTTAATATTACGAGGAACATCATTTCTTTTCAATGTTCTGATAATCCTTTTCATAATATCCGTCTCCTGTTTACTAAAGGTGCCGAATGAACGCACTTGATTTTTAGCGTAGGCATTGGTGATATTTTTCAGATTGAATCCTACATTTTTAAAATTTTGTAAATCTCTTTCAATTCTATTTTTATTTTTATAATTTTTAATGTGATAGTTTTCAAATTTAATTTGTGTGAATGGTCCAACTTTTTTATCGAGACTCGTTAATGCGCGTCTGTCATACACCTTTTTGACTTTACCGTTCTTGTCCAGTTCAGTGAGAAGAAAGACTTTATTTCGCACCTTTTGTGGTGACCTCGGTGTGAACGTGTTATCGTAGTAATTGGTCGTGTTATTTTCTCTCTGTCTCTTCAACGGGCTCACATTATATTTTGCCATCAACGCACTTATGTTTACAGTTTTCGGTTTGTTGTTTTCAGTGCCTTTACGTGCCGCACCTAACCATCGAAGTTCTTGATTGGTGAGATTTCTTCCGAGCATGTTGGATACATCCTCGGGGAACATTTGTGTGCGAATCATGGTATTTGTAATGGCAACATTTGGGTAATACGGTCTCAAAATAGTTTTGATTTGATTGAAAAAGTTTCTTTCCGTGGTTTCCACATTGTTAAAATTCAAACGACGCGCCACCCTCTGTCGTTGTTGACGTGGAGAACCAGGGGGTGTTTCCAACACACCGACAACTCTACCCTGGCTGTTTCGCATGAGTCTGTTGTTGTTGTTGTTGTTCATATATCATATACCTGAGATAATTAAAAGGGATACAGCCTTACACGTGTATGGAAGAGCAGTTGATAGAAATCGTAAACACCATATATACAGAGCTTGGACCAGGATATAATGAGTGTGTCTATCACAAAGCCATGGAAGTGATGCTACGCGCACAAGGTGTACAATACGAGAGTGAACGCATTGTACCCATTGTATTTCAAGGGCACACGATAGGGAATGTACGAAGCGACATCATCGTTGAAGGGAAGATTGTTTTAGAATTTAAATCTGTGCGGGCGTTGACGGACGCGGCGGCTCTTCAGACGCGTAACTATCTTCGTCTGACGAAACTGTCCCTAGGCTACCTGATAAACTTTGGTCATCAGAAGCTTGAAGTTGTGAGAATAGAAGCATGAGTGGGAACGCCTTGGCCATGATTTCATAACTTTGTCGTGATTCTCTCTGATACGCGTGTGGGTCTTTGAGACTTTCTTGTAGAATGTGTTTCGCACGGTCTAGGTGGAATATGACTTCTTTAATGCAATAATCCATTACATGTCTAACTGGGTACACTCTTTAAACTACACTGTTGGTATAAACTCCCAATGAAGTTCTTGACATATTTTTTTCCATATGACATCTTGTTGATACAACTTTTGAGTACTTTTCAACAATGGAAAAAATTCCAAGTACTGGTCTTCGGATAGGAGTTCACAAAATTTATACAACACATAACTGTAGGATAAAAAATTTTTTCTATCCTTTGGACAGTTGTCATCGAATGGTTTTTGAATTTGTGTGAACATCATCCGCAACCGCTCTTCTAGGCTTTGGGGCATCTTTGGTGGTTTCACCCCATTGAGCATATTTGTGATGTATGGGGTGTGTTCATAGTATTTGTTGTATTTTAATTTTTTCAACAATCCACGAACTTTCGTGTGTGTGATTTCACACATCTTTTTAATTTTCATCTTTTTGAGTTCCCCTTTCAACTCTTCTACGACTTCGTCGGGAATCGTCGTACTCTCCAAGGCTTGAAATTGTGACAACCATTCTGAAAAATGATTTTCCCTTTTATAACTATAGTTTATAACTTTTGACGTTTCCTGTTCCTCCTTGTACGTCAATTCATCTGATATGAGTGTGCTT